GCGACATTACAAATGGCCGGGTAGACTACAAGGTTGCTTCACCTGAGTATTTTCAGGCCGTTGAAGAGCATATGTCTCAAAAGTTTCCTGATTACTTTGGTGAAGAAGAACAAGAACAGGAACAGCCTAGGCAGCAATCAAAAAGATCATCTCCCGTTGCTGCGCCCAGCCGTTCAATGTCGTCTGGTGGTCAAGCAACAAGTTCGTCGAGTAAATTTAAATTAACTGGCGATCAGGTTCGATTTGTTAAGAAGATGTTTGATAATGGTGGAGGCCCAAAATACCCACAAGGTCACCCCCAGCAGTTTAAGCCAATGTCTTTTTCTGATGCTAAAGTCAGCTATGCTCGTCGTCTTATGAGCAAAAACAACACTTAATAGGAGATTTGATTATGGGCCGTAAACCACGCAATTCTGAAACTCGTGAGAGCACCACTCGTGCTGCAACCAGTCGTTCTGCTATGAGGACTACTCACCAGTCTCGGTTTTATATTCCAAAAGAAGTTATTCCTAAAAACATGACCTATGCTTGGGTTGCAATTACGTTTGATAACGCTGGAACGCAAAATAAAGACAACTGGAACCGCAAATATAGGGCAGGTTGGAATCCTGTACCTCGTGACCGGCATCCTGAGTTGTTTCCGCCCGTGCCAAATATTGGTTTTGGGTCAGACGACAGCGCACACATTGATGAGGGTGGTTTAGTTCTTTGCGAAAAACCAACCGCTGATGTAAACCGTGATAAAGCTACTCTTGAGCGAAGAGCAAGGCAGCAAATGGAGGGTACGCAGTGGACGCAATCTGCTGGGTCCAACCCATTTGCTCAAACGATGCCACGATTTGATGAATCTAAAACTGAATTTGGCCATAAAGCAGAGTTTAAAGAGTAAATTACGGGGTGGTCAGGGTTAAAAGCCTTGACCACACCTTTCCCTTGCCGGAGTGTGTGATAAAGGCCATCCTGGCCACCCCACCATTTATAGGCTTACATCCAGCTCAATTTATGGTAATGTAATTCTTCTTATAGCTCCCGCAATAGCGGGTTATCGACGCCAGTTACGTTATCTGGTCGGGCAAAAAGCCCGTTATCGACGGCGGTTACGTTATCCGCTCCGACCACAGGCAGTGGTAATCAGTAAACCCTAGGTTTTCGCGTCAATTGTGGCGCATCTGAACGGAGTATATAACATGGCTTACGGCGCAAGTGGTGGCTTCGGCCTCCAGCCGCTTAACAGCGGAAACGGTGTTACCTTCAGCGGTATCACCAACCAATACAACCTCCCCGCTACGGGCGGTCAGACGATCTTCCAAGGCGATCCAGTAGCTCTTTCTACCGCTGGTGTCATTATTCGTGGCGTCGCCGGTTCAGCAATTACTGGTGTTTTCCAAGGTTGCAAATATCAAGACTCTTCAGGTGTCTGGCAATTTGTCAACTACTTCAGCGGCGCAACGGCTTTCCTTTCGGGTAACGTCCCGGTAGCGATGGTCATTGATGATCCGATGGCGCAATACACAGTCACTGAAGGTGATGGTACAGGCGCTTCTGGCACTCCTCTGGCCGCTTCGGCCCCTGGACTGAACGCCAATTTCCTGTACACGGCTGGCAGCACCCGAACGGGCATTTCAGCCGTTACGCTTAACAATTCAACTGCAAGCTCAGCTTCTGGCCTTAACATGCGGGTAACTTCTATTGATCCTCGCGTTGGTAATGCTGTTGGCGCATTTGCTAACTGGATTGTTCAAATCAACAATGGCCAGCGTTCTGCTGGAACACCGGGGCATGTTATTTAGTCCCGTAACGCTTTTGGCCTAGGAGCAAACATATGACTATTAATACCAGTTCGATCCAACAACTTCTCCGCCCAGGTTTGGCGGAAGTTTTTGGTGATTATCCAATGTATCCTGCTGAATACACGGAAATCTTTACAACCCAAACTTCAGATAAAGCAGTTGAAATCGAAGTTGAAATGAAACTGCTTGGCCTCGCCTCGATCAAAGGTGAAGGAGCGCCAACGCAGTTCCAAGATATGGGACAGCGCGTTATCTCGACCTACTACCACCGCTACACTAGCGTTGGTTTCATCATCACCCGTCAGGCGATGAAAGATAACTTGTATGAGTCGCAGTTCCCACTTCAAGCGCAGTCTCTCCGTAATTCAATGCTGCAAAGCAAAGAAGTCAACGGCGCGTCAGTCTTGAACAACGGCTTCTCTTCCTCGTACCCAGGTGGCGATGGTCAGCCTCTCTTCTCGACCGCGCACCCGATTGATACCGGCACGTTCGCCAATACGCCAAGCGTGCAGGTGGACTTGAACGAATCGTCGCTGCAAGACGCTATCGTAACTATCTCGCAGTTCCGCGATCAAGCTGGCCTCATCACGATGACGAAGCCAACCAAACTGATTGTTCCGTCGCAGCTTCAGTTCACGGCTGACCGTATCCTGCATTCTCAATTCCGCACGGGTACTGCCAACAACGACATCAATGCAATCTACAACATTGGTGCCGTGCCACAGGGCTATCGCGTCAACCACTTCTTGACCGATACCAATGGCTGGTTCCTCATGACTGACGCACCCAATGGTTTGAAACATTACGTTCGTGAAGCTTTGGAAACTGACGTTTTCACTGATTTTACCAGTGACAATTTGTTGGCCAAAGCTATCGAGCGTTATTCGTTCGGTTGGTCTAACCCGCGTGGTTCGTTTGGCAGCTCGGGCGCTACCTGATAACCCCGAAGGTTAAATAGAGAACAGGGTCATCGTGCCGCAAAATGGTGCGGTGGCCCTTTTCACAACAAAACAGTGAGGCGTCATTATGACAACTTTTTTTGACAGTGTTAAAATGGGGCGTGCGGCCTATAACCGCAATTCCGTCCCTTCTGCTGGGTATGCGGAGGACGAAATTTATGGCGTCCCACTGACTCAGACTTACGTTTACCAAGTTGGTACAGCGTCCACTTCTTTGGCCAGCGGCGTGTTCTATGCGTCGTCTGCCATTGCGGGTACGCTGACCGGCACGGGCGCTTTGGTCAGCAGCGGCGTTGCTACCTTTGACGTTCCGCGTTGCGTGTCCATTACGGCTTCTAGCAACATGTCAACGACGACATTTACCATCCAGGGTACGGATGCGTATGGTGCGCCGCTTACTGCATCTGTGCTTGGCCCGACCGGAAATACCTTTGGCAATTCTGGTTCTGTTGTTACTACGCTTTCGGCCTTTAAGACCGTCACCACGGCCTCGGCTAATGGCGCGGCCACTGGCCTGTTGGCGATTGGTACTTCGGATACCTACGGCTTGCCTTATCGCCTTCAAAACGTGGGCGAAGCTCTTGGGGCTTATATTAACGGTGGAACGGCGTCGATTGCTCCGACTTACACCGGTGGTTTTGCTGCTACGGGCGTTGCCACGGCGACCACCGCTGATGTTCGTGGAACGGTTGCATTGGCTACGGCTGTTCTAGCCAACGGCTCCAGGTACGTCACCTTCCAGTTTGTCACTCCAAACGATGGGACTTTGGCTGGCAGCGATACCAAAGAAAATACGTATGGCGTAACGCCATATTCTGGTTAAATGTAAATCGCCGGGGTATGGCCGTCATGCCCCGGCGTTTATTATTGACGGCAAACTAGGCAAGGAAGTAACCCGTGACAGAATCTCATTTAGCTCAAGCAGCACCTACAGCGATCATGCACGCCCCGACTCGTAAGGCGGTCAACATTATTGCTATGGGTTCAAGCCGTTCCGACTTCTTCCAGGCGCAGCTTATGGAAACGCGCCCTGAAATCCTGCAAAACGCGGAAACGTGGTGCATTAACTATATGGGCGCACAAATTCGTTGCGACCGTATTATTCACGTTGACCCCGTTCACCCCTATTTGGGCCACCCCGTTGTCCGTGATATGTGCGAATACGCGCTGAAGGACAACACCCCGTTCTATACGTCGAGGCCGCACCCGCGTTATCCCAACCATGTCGTTTACCCGTTTGCTCGGGTTATGGCTTCGTTTGGCGGAATCACCTATTACAACACCAGCGTTTCGTATGCTATCGCGCTGGCTTTGGCCGATGGGTTTAACGAAATTGGCCTGTTTGGATGCGATTTCTCATATCCTGATGTGCATTTGGCTGAATCTGGCCGTGCATGTTGCGAGTTCTACATGGGTATTGGTACTCAGCGCGGTGTTCGTTTTGCCGTTGCCCAGAACTCAACACTGATGGATATGTACAACCGCCAGCAGCCTTACGGCTGGTTTGTTGACCCCAACCATCCCCCTGGCATGGGTGGAAAAATAATGACTGCTCAACAGATTTTAGCTCATGAAGAGCGCATTAAGAATCCGCCTAAACTAGCTGCTCAGTTTCAAGTAATACAAGTAGCTAGTCCTTCAGTTATTCAGCCAATTGCGGCTCCGCAGCCAGCTATGGGTGTTGGCGGAGAACATGCTATGTATGATGCTATGTTGGGAGGGCCACTCCCATTAAGAAATGGCCATGACCCTTCTTCTATTGGAGTAGCAAATGCGCCCAGTAATATTCAGTTTCCCCACACAAACGGTTAACAGCGTTTGTGCTACGCAGACGACTACGGCCACAGATCAGTCCCTTGTTCTTAATGGATCGTTGTCTAATTTTAACGCTGGTGTAACGCCTTTTGCGGTAACTGTAGCGCCAGGTATTCAGCGGTCGATTACGCTTACATCAACGGGAAATATTAGCTCATCGACCTTTACAATCTCGGGTATTGATACGTCTGGGTATGCTGTATCTACAACGCTTACTGGGCCAAATAACGGTACGGCCACTACTGTGGCCGAGTTCTTCAAAGTAACAGCAATTTCAGTTGGGACTATTGCAACTAGCGCATTCACGGCTGGTGTCGGGATTACCGGCACCAGTCGCTGGGTTGTGATTGATAATTATCAGAATCCAGTGATTACGTCCGTAGCGATTACTATGAATACAGCCACAACTTCTTTAGTTTCAATTCAACACACCTTTGATCCGATCTCTACGACCACAACTCCAACGGTGACTGCGGCTACGGGGTTGAGTTCAGTTGGAACTTCCACGAACCTTACTTATAACGAAAATGCCACAGCTTATCGCGCCATCTTTCTTGCCAGCACTACAGCTACTGGCACAATGAACGTCAACTTTAACCAATCGGGTTACTAACCCTGATGGCCCGTGGCAAGAAAGACCAAATGCGCGGGATGACGGTTTCAGGCGGCTACAAGTTGTCTGTAGCTAAGGGCGCTGGTTTGACCGCTAAGGGTAGGGCTTCAATCAATCGGCGCACAGGGAGCAATTTAAAGCCCCCTGCGCCGAACCCTAAGAGCAAGGCTGATGCTGGCCGTAAAAAAAGTTTTTGCGCTAGGTCGCAAAGCTGGACTGGCGAACGAGGCAAAGCCGCTAGAAAAAGATGGGCGTGTTAAATGACCCTTACTGGAACATATGATTTTGGCGTTAATACTGAACTTGATAGCGTAATCGTTGAAGCTTACGAACGTATAGGGCGTCAGGCTTCAGATTTGTCTGCTAACGACGTTCAAAGTGCTATTCGCAGCCTTAGCTATCTGTGTGCCGAATGGGCCAATAAAGGCGTTAATCTTTGGGAAGTATCTCTTAATAATTCTGCTTTAACCCAAGGGCAACAAAGCATCACATTAAACTCAAAAAACGTAGAAGTTTTTCAAGTTTACAGACGCACCACCAGTGGCGGAATTAACACTGATATTATGCTTTCTGCTATTAGCCGCGCTGATTATGCTGGCATACCGAACAAACAACAACAATCTTCGCCAACGCAATATTATTTTGAGCGCACCATTACGCCTACAATGTATTTGTGGCCTACGCCAGATAGCTCGGCTTATACGTTGTATTATTACACTATGAACTTCACGCAAGACCCAGGAAATCCCACCAATACTCTAGATGTTCCTCAACGTTGGTTTGATGCTATGGCGGCGGGTATGGCTGTTCGTTTAGCAGTAAAATGGGCACCCGAAAAATCAGGTCTGCTACAAGGGATGGCTGATATAGCTTACCAAGCTGCGGCTGCTGAAGACCGCGAAAAAGTACCTACGGTCATTAAACCAAGTTTACTCGCCGGTAGATACGCATGAGCCGGTTATCTCCATTACATCGTCGCGCTAGAGCGGCAATAAACATTAACGTAAAAAGTCCTCGATCTGTCGCCGTTTGCGACGGATGCGGCTTTTGGACGATGCACGAACACTTAGTTGAGAAAATGGAGTACCGTGGCGGGTCCGTGCCAGCGGGTACAAAACTGTATGTCTGCGGTGTTTGCGACGATGTTCCGAACCCGTATTACTCCAAGCTGGTACTTCCGCCCGATCCAGTTCCAATCAAGAACCCAAGGCCCGAAAACCTTTCTCTTGATCCAGAACCCATGTTGTTCATCATTGCGGATTACGATATGCCAATCATTACGGGCGTAAATCCGCAAGACCCGAGCAATGAAGGATTTAACTTTTTAAGTGGAAATAACCCCACTTTAATTCCGGTGCCGTAATGCCAAACGTCCTTATTAGTGAATTAGACCTATCGCCTCAAATTGTTGGGACTGACAAATTTCTAGTCCAGCACATTGCTGGCCCACCGGCTGAATACTGCACGGCGGCTCAGATGGCGGTTTATGTGGCCGCATCTGGCACGACTTATTTTGCCGGTACGGCGCTGTCTCTAGCGACGACCAACACATTCAACGTCACAACCGTTCCAATTGCCAATGGCGGAAGTGGTCAAACGACCGCCAGTGATGCTTTTGATGCGTTGGCTCCGACGACCTCATCTGGGGATATAATCTACCGCACCGCCGCTTCAGGCGGAAACGTCCGTTTAGCCATTGGGTCTAATGGTCAGATATTGGCTGCTAGCGGTGGCTTGCCTGTTTGGATAACCGCAGCCGGTACAGGCACGGTTACCTCGGTTGACGTATCTGGCGGTGGCACTGGGATTACATATAGCGGTGGCCCAATCACTGCGGCTGGGACGATTACTGCTTCTGGCACAGCGGTGATTGCTTACGGCGGTACGTCAGCTACGACAGCCATTGCGGCTTTCAATGGGCTGGCCCCCACTACGACATCTGGCGATCTTATTTACCGTTCATCTACTGGAAACGTCCGTTTAGGTATCGGCTCTAGCGGTCAGCTTTTAACCGCTAGCGGCGGTTTACCAGTTTGGATAAGCCCGTCCGCTGGTGGCACGGTCAACTATGTAGATGTGTCTGGTG